GGTTTTTTGTACTACTTGTTGTTCAAAAGGATCGTAAAAACCACGAGCAGATCGTGGATCAAAGCCGACTAATGATGCTCTTTGAAATTCACGAGCAGACGGCCCCATTTGACCAAATGACTGCATTAAACCGCCTAGTCCTTGGCCGTATTGTTGTTCTGCTTGGGCAAAGTATGGTTGCATTAATGCACCACCTCGTCTCTCAGCAGCAATACCTTCTCTTATAGCTTGTTCTTGAGCTTTTAAATATGGTTGGTAGCCACCAATACCGCCATATGCTTGTTGAATGGCAGCGCTTTCTAGTGGTGATAGTCCAGCAGTTCTTTGTAAAGGTACGCCTTGTTGTAAAGCTTTACCTGCAACTTGTTGTAATTGATTGTAAAAGCCTGGAGTGCTTTCAGTACCGAAGTATAAAGACCGAAGTAACGGATCTCCTAAAAGCTCTGTAACGTCTTGTGTTTGTAATACTGGTCTTATTGGATCTGCCATTATGCTACACCCTCAAAATATCTCATTAACTTCATCATGTTGTCTGCACCTCTTTGTCTGTCTGGTTCTAATGACGGCACTATTTCCATAATACCACCTTTCTTCTTATTGATCTTAACGGCACCTGCGCCCATATTGGCTTTAGCGGTCATAACAAACTCGCCGTCGGATAACATCGCTGGTATATCATCAGAAGTACCAGTACCTGGTCCTACTGACTCACCACCTTCACGCATGTCCATAACTTCACCACCTTCGGCGTAAGCTGGTAAATTAGCGGCACCTAAATCAAAGCCACCCCCACCATATACTGGTGCTTGTTGTAATTCAGGTCTTAATTCTTGTCTGATGTCTTGCATACCGCCTGCTTGTTTCTCTAAAGCTTTTTCTGTCAAATCAGCATATTGTTTAGCCAATAATAAAAGTGCTGGATCTATTCCTGTAACGTCTTGAATGCCTGATTTAGCTTGCTTTAAAAAATCAATTATCTTTCCACCACCAGCAAAGATGTCACCAAAACCAAATCCTGGTTTTCCATCTAGTCCTGAAAAGAAATCACCTAAATTAAATCCAGACTTTGCTGTTTCAGCTAATAATTGATCACCTGTAACCACAACCCCATCTTTTATAAAAGAGTTTGGTACGCCAGGAACTTCTTGATAACCTTGTTCTGCAGCTATTTCTTTTACGCTTTTTCCTGCTTCTGCAGCTCCTTCACCTGCCTGAGCAGCACCTTCGCCACCACCAAATAAACTCTCAAGACCTCTTCTAGCTCTACCACCAAATCTAGACTCGCCACCTGTTACATCAAAACTAAATTTACCGTCTTTAAGACCAACATCAGTAAACGCATATGTTTGCGCTATATTTCTTAATAATGCTAGGGGATCTTGTTTGCCTAATGCGACGTTGCTACCAACTCGACCCATATCGTAAGCAATAGCTAATGCTTGCCAAGGTCCTGGGATAAACTTAGCTACTTTAGCGACACTATTAACAACAGGTTTTACCTTTTTGTTCCAAATATCGCCTACTTTGCCTAAGCCCTTTTTACCGAATTTCTTTTTGCCAATCTTTTCAAATATCGTCGCCATATTAACTTGTTGTAACTGTTACACTTCCTAGACTACTTGTACCGCTTTGCCCTGTCAAATAGGTGCGATGAGTAGTCAAATCTATAAATTGTGTTCCGTCGAACACTTGCAATACTTCCGTAGTCGTATTGAATATTAGCGTGCCAGCTTCTAATTTGGCTTGATCACGTTCTGCTGTACTTAATTGTAGCGTAATTGTAGGATCAAAACCACCTAAATTTAGTTCAAGAATTCTTACTAAACGGTTAAATAAATCTGGGGTTACTTGATTGCCTGAAGCTAATGGAAGTCTAGTGTTTAAAAGCTTGGACATTATCTTTTGCCATCTGGTCGAATATCAAGCCTAGTAGCTCCTAATCTCCAGCCGACATCATCATTACCGCTGTTAGCTGCATCGTCATCTGATTCTAGTCTAACAACAAACTGACGTGATCTTTCTCTGGTAAATATCTGTTGCGTTGTCGCACCCATTTGATTGGTGCTAGCAGTTGTTAATGAATCGCCTGGATAGTCTCTTGTTTTTAGTACAAAATTTAATTTGCCATTAGCACTATTATTCGTAAAACGTATGTCGGGTATAACTTTTCCCAAGAAAGTAAATTGTTCGCCATCTCCTATATCTATATCGGATGACTCAACAAATACGTTAGTCATCGGACTACCGTCGTCGTTGTAGCCAAATTCATGTTGATACAAATAATTACCGCCTGTTGCTCTTGGATAGTTCACAATATTTCTATCCAGCCAAGCAGTACGGCTTAATTGTCCGTATGACCAAGCATTTTCTTGATAATTGTAAACAACATATCTATCTATAACCGTATTACCACTAGAGCAGTAGAACCAACCCACCTCATTAAACTCATTATTAGTAAAAGCAAAAAATTGGAAAGCTTGGTTTATTTCTAAATCATCAAAAACATAACTTTGTATTGGGCAAGGCACTTTTTGAACAGAACCGTTGTAAACATAAAAACTATCGTACCCCATCCAGTAAACACCAGCTGGTGCTGTAATTGCAGCGTTTGGCCCTATAAGACCAGTACCCTTGTTAATTAAGCTAACATTAAATGTTAAAGGCGGCCCAATAAACTGCATCGAATATATAGCGGTATCGGTCCACACCAGTATTTCTTGTCTTGATTTAACGGCACCAACAATAATACTACCTTCAGACAGTCTCAAACTACCTGCGGTATTTTCAATTGTAGGCTCAAAGTCTAGTTCGTTTTCTTGATCACTAAAAGCAATTAACATCGGATCACTTGTTCCTGTTCTAACTCCACCAGACAAAGGATCGGCACCAAACACAATTACATGTCTATCGGTTTCACTAACTAAAGTTTGCAAACCTACTGTCGGCACTTGATTGGCACCAGACTTAAGGCTTAACTGTTCAGCTCTAGTCGATACGCCGCTTGTAGCGTCCCAGTAAAATATAGAACCGTTTCTAGGGTTAATTATTAGATCTTCACCAAAGTTATCGGCTGACCAAAGTCTAAGCTGATTGGTAAAGGTTAGACCTGTAACTGAACCATAAGGTCCAGAACCCCAAGTACCAACGCTCCAACCTGTACTGGTTAGATAGGTATCAAGCCCCACATTAATTTGATAAGTCCCAACAACGGATGAGCCACCATTTCCTGTATCTGAAGCGTTAGCTGTTACAGTACTGCCACCAGTATCTTTGGCAGTTATAGTGTAAGTGTTCACATCTACAATAGAGGCTATTTGATATTCTTGATTCAAAACAGCAGCAGTAATGTTGCCACCTAAAGAGGCCGCGCCGCTAAAGGTAACAAAATCGTTTACAACCGAACCGTTGTTGTTGTCTGTTACTGTTATAGTTGAAGAGCCATTTGAGGCAGAAAATGTTACCAATCCTGCTGTTGTTGTTCTTCTGATAGGAGTAATATCATTAAAAGAGCTACCTTGAAGTATGTAGTATTTTTGACTAGTCCCTATACCTAATTCTTGCGTACCATCTAGCAAAACCCAATTGTGTAAATGACGGCCTGTTCCTTCAAAACTAGCGGCATTTTCCTTAACCCAACCACCTATTTTTTCTACACGCCCATAATTGAACCTAATTAAATTGCAATCAAACCATCCGCCTTCGTTATCATAAGCGGTTCCTTCTCTTACTATTCCTGGTCTAAATATGTATTTTTGTATGGCCATTATCTTAGTTCATCTAATATTGTTATCGCACGCCGTAAAGACTTTAGTGTGTCGACTTCTTCTAAATATTCTACCTTTTTCTGGTAGGTTTTTCCTAGTTTATAATTAGGTATAAATTCTACTATATTTAAAGGTAAGTAAACAAAAGCAAATATATCGACTTCTTCAGCTGAATACGTCTTTTTTTTCTTATTTACTTTTTTATTAATATCCCATCTAACCCAATCGGAAGAATGGTGATCAAATTTAGCAGCGGTTGTTTTGACTTGTATTTTATAGGGATTGTCGTCGAATATGGCAAGGAAATCGTAACGAGAGGCAGGAGACGACTCAAATATTTCATCCAGTTGGCGTATTAAATAACTAGCCGCTAGATACTCTCCTGCTCGTCCAATCTTTTGACTGGGCGGCATATTTACCTCCTATACGGTATATTTGTCTTCTTTCATCATCTCAGCTAATTCGTGAGATCTGCCTTTTACTTGTTGAGCCCATTTGCTATCAAGCATTTGTACTGCTACTTCGTCAAAGTCTTTCATATGCAAAGCAGCCAACATGTTTTTAAATTTAAACAATCTATTGCCTAAGTTAAAATACATATTGATTAGTACTATTTGTCTGTTTTCTGATAATTCTTCAAATACTTCTATTTGTTTTCTTAAGATATTGATGCAATTTTTAATATCGTTGAGCAGTAGATAATCTGCTTCTTCTTCACTAATACCGCCGCCAAGCCTTTCGTCAACTAAACGACCATAACCTATTGTTAGGTATTTTTCTGGTGTGGAATCTTCATATACATGAGAAACAAAACCTTCATGTTTTTTTAACATGTGCCTAGTTTTGCCTTCTAATTGATTTGCTATATTCATTAATTTGCCCTAGGAAAACCTCGTTGATTGCCTCCACTTTGTGCATAAGCAGCTCTTATAGAAGCCTCTGCTTCTTCTCTTGATACTTGTGGTCCATAATCTATTTGTGGCATATAAGGAGCTCGAGGTAGCTCACCAACTCTTTGACCAGGAGCTGGTTGTTGTCCGCCTGGATTTACGCCTGGTAAGAGTGGTGCTGGTTGAGATCGCATTTGCATAACTGGTCTTTGTGGAGGTCTAATTTGGTTATTAGTCATTATAGGCCCTTGGTGTATTGGCATACCAAACCTATCCCTAGATTGTCTTGGCATGCCTTGTTGTGGAAAAGATGGCTGCCCCATAAAAGATCCCAAACCACCATAAAATGACTGACCAAATGGATTACCATATCCGCCCATTTGAGGCATACCGAAGCCACCAAAGCCGCCGTAGCCCATTTGTGGCATTCTTGGTTGCATACCAAAGCCGCCTCCGTAGCCACCAAAACCACCCATAAATGGCATTTGTGGTATACCGTAACCAAAACCACCACCATAACCCATTTGAGGCATGCCAAAGCCGCCCATGAAGGGTTGAGGTTGATTGTAGCCACCAAATCGACCCATACTTAGATTATTGCCGAAAGGGCTTGGATTTCTTCTAATAGGCTGAATTGGCATTTGAGGTGGATTATTGCCTACTTGTTTTGGATTCAACAAATTACGAGCTAGTTCTCGTTGATCTAGATAGTTTTGACTTGGGCCTGAGAAGTTTGGCTGATCTCTATCATCAATACCATTCATATCGGCATCTCTGAAATCTGCTGTTCTATACATCATGTTAATGTAGCCTCTATTATTAATGCTACAATACTACAAAGCAGACCTACAAGCAAAATCGTAACAGTTGTTAAACCGCTACTAATTTTATTTTCTAGATCTTTGATGTTGCTTTCAATATCTTCGAACTTATTAAAAGCGGTTTTCCATCTTTCAGCACACTCTTTTTCGTGAACTGATAATTCTAAATGTACATCTGCTGCAGTTTTTCTTGCCATTATTTTTTACGTTTTTTTGAAACTTTTTTGTTTACTTTTGATTTTACCCATTCTACGTATTCTGGCTTGTATTTCCATACTAAACCGCCTGCTACTAGAACGACTACTACTAAACCTACTAAATATTCCATTATTCTTCTTCCTTAATTTCTTCTACGTTTTCCTGAACTTCTTCGTTAAAGCCTTTGAGTTTCTCTACTACTTCGTTTCTGATTTGTGATACTGCTCCCAATTCAGAACCTTCCCAACAACCTCTTTTTGAAGAGATGTCGATTAATTGTAATACGCCAATATAAAATTGTTTTTCGTCCATATTCTTTCTCCTAATTAACTTCCTATTACTCTGCTAACTGATGTTGGTGTAACTTTCTCTGCTATCTGAGCATCAATACCATCTTTGTAAGCTTGTACTTGTTCAGCCCCTAAAGCTGCTTCAACCCAAGCTTGAACATCAGATACTGTTAAGTCTGCAAAGCTTGTGAAGCTTGATAAGTCAGAGACATCAAGTCCTACTGAACCATAAACACCTGCAGAAACAGGGTTGCCGTCTGCATCATTATTAGCATCATCAGAGCCATTTAGTCTCCAATGTACGTTGTAGACAACATCTGATTGTGTGTTGTCGCTGTCGTCTGTGTGGCTGGGATAAGTGTCCACATTTGATACGTCCCAAGTATATGATATAGCCATTCTAGTTTCCTCCTTTTAATAGCTCTATTTCACTTTTGAGTGATTCAATTTGTTCTTGTTGTTCTTTCATATTTTTTTATCCTAATAGTGTCATATTCCAGCCTATTGCTTGAGAAAGGGCATTTGTATTTTGTACAGTTACTGTTGTCCCTGAAGAGCCGACAGTAATATTTGAGCTTCCTAATAATATGATTTGTAAGGTTGTACCACTTGAGAAAACAATAGCTGCTGCTTTCCACGCATTATTGGGGTCACCTCCCATTGCTGTAAATAAACCTATACCTGCAAGACCTGCAAAATTATAAGTGTTGGCTGTAGCATTTTGTGCTAATGAGGATGTTGTTCCCATTCTTGAAGAAACAACACTGCCTTCTGCTAATAATTGTTTAGTAGATATAAAACCATTACTATCTGGTGTTGTGG